CGGACTACTTTTTGGTTGCTTTTGGCTTGCTTTTAGTGGGGGGTTTTTGCTTAAAGATTCGATCATAGCTTTTATCGTATGATGATTTGTTGGTCGGTCTTACAGAACTGCCTTTGCTCATTTTCCTACTCCTTTGATTCTCTCTAAAGATCGGCTACCAGATAGCCCTAGCATACCCAATAGGAGAGGCATCAGTGTGCCTGCGTCTGCTTGTGGTATCACTAGGCCAAACCCTGCCGCTATGGGTGACACTAAGAAGTTTACAGCCATACCTAGTACAGCCACATAGCCGCATAGGGGTCGCCATGATGACTGAAACCAACTTCCCCTAGCGTCTGCTTTTAGTATTTCTATCTGAGCCAATGCGTTGGCATCAGCCATCGTTGCTATTTCATGGCTCAAGCGATTACGCTCATCGACATCCGGTATGACTTTCTCAAGGATGCCTGCAATAGGCTTTAGGAAATGCTCTAACATTTTAGTACACCTTTGTAGTTTCTGGATCAACGTATTTTGGAGCGCAGTAAGCCTTCAGTGGCAGTTGGTACAAGATGGTTTTCAGCTTTTCTGGATAATGCTTTTGCTCTGGAAGTCTGTTTTGTAAAGCAATCGATCTTGCAAAAAAAACACATTCTTTTATGTTTCTCCAAGCACCGAACTCTTCTTTGACCTCTTCGCCTTCGACGTTAGTAATTACTATAAGTACAAAAACTAATACGTTCATCTCAAAACCTTTGTCTCTTTTTCTACCCACGCTAACTTACAGATACACTGCGTGGGCTGATAGTTACGCTGTGCTTTAGAAAGCTGTTGGCACATGTATCTACAGGCTTGTAGGTTTTTGTAGTACACAGTCTTACTTTCATCAACACTGCCGTTAAGGAAAAACAATAGCGCAAACGCCATCTTCATTCTATTTAGCCAACAGAGCTTGTACTAGCGCCTGTATCTGCTCGTTGGTCTGCTCTTGTATTTTCTCTTGTCTCGCTAGAGATTCAACAATTGCCTCGACTTTAGTCTCTGTGACGGCTTGGCTCTGTCCGTTCTTTTGGGCAGCTTTAGCCGTTTCTTTGACGATGACTTCTATACGTTTAACGTCTGCTGTGGTGGCTTCGGCATTAGCTTGTGCCGCACCGTAACTTATCGCCCCAACAAACAGAGAAACCACCAATGGTAACGCCCACGTAGGGATTGAAATGGTGTTGTCTGACATGAGTTTTTCCTCTTTTAAAAATTAGTAGCACCAAAGGACGCTTTTGTCATCGCGAATATCGACATGCACAAACGCCTTTGCTACCCCAATACCATTGAAGCCCAAGGCAGTAGCGTGACGTACTAGCTGCATACGTTGGCGGCCACCACTGACATAGATGTCTGCGGCTATGCCTTGGGCATGTGTACCTACTTTGTCTTTGCGCTTCTCGATACTGTGGTCGGGCGATCTGTAACCACTGGTGATATGAAAAGGGAAGCCGCAAGCTCCCCTGAGTAAATCTAGCTTTCTAATGAAGCCTTGTGACATCTCGTTCTCACCAGTTTCTTGGCAGTCAAAGTCTTCTATCTTAAAGTATTTAAATGTGTCCTCTTTCAATGAGTTTTCTCCTTTTTACTTTATAAAAACAGCACAACTACCAAGCACACTGAAGAAGACTATGACGAATAGAAGGTCTAACCATTCGTCTTTACTTTTGAAATCCATGTTTTAGTACCATTTAGCGAATGCTATTGCAGTTAATATGAAGGGGTATATCGCTAAGACCATCCGCTCAAGCCTGTCGAATTTCTTCGAGCCAGACTCAAGTTGTCTCTGGATGCCCTCGTAACGCACTAGACACTCTTTTTCGTGAGCGTCTATGCGTGTTAGAGTTTCTTTCACTGTTGCCACTTGTTATCCCCCTAGGACAGGCCGTGTAGCAGGAAAGTCTTCAGTAGAAGGCCAGTTCCGTAGTGCTGTACGGTAGACTAAGATAGCCTCTGCATTAGGGTAGTCAGAAACGGTAGCGGCTATGTCAGTGCGCGTTAGTTCTGCGTCACGCCATGTACGCGCTTTCTGTTCTGGTGTTATTAAATCTTCTTCGTATATTAAAGCCATTATTTTACCCTCACGTAGTTTTGTCCTTCACCGACTTGACCAACACCGCTATAACCGTATGTATAATTATCTATGCCAATTGCAGGCTCTATTTTTATAACTAAATCAGTACTAGGGTCAGCTATTCTAAAATTAGTGCCATCCCATGCGAGTGTTCCGTTATAGCCTCCTTCTCCACTAGGTATGCTGTACGCTACGCCAATATAATTACCTGCGCTGTCCCATTTAGCTACGCTCCAAGTGCTATATCCGCGATATACATAAATGTGTGTACCGTCAGAGGTTATACCGTCAACATAACCAGTTTGCCCACCTGAACCAAAGGCTACACTTGTATAAACCCACGACGAGCTATATTTAAATACTGTGCGCGAGTAAGTCAGCACGTAGAAATGCGTTCCATCCCACGCAATACCCTTTATGCCGTCAGTATTAAGTTGAGCCGCCAAGTCGATAGTTGAGCCTATTAAATTAAACGACGTATCGTATTGACGGACATCTTGATAGTTATCTCCTATCCAAAAACTTGTGCCATCCCACTCAATTGCATAAGGAGTACTAGTACCGGTCGTGTCATAGACAGCAACATATACGCCTGCGTTTGTATATTTGTATACCTTGTCCTCGTTTTGATTAACAAGGTAAAGATGTGTGCCATCAGAACACATCCCGTTAACGTAAGTAGTCTGAGTCGCAAAACTAAAATTATTTCCTGCGTAAATATCCGTAGTACTAGCGTCAGGGTAAAGAGTCAAATCTGTCTCATACACCCCACCTTTTAAGTACACTCTATCGTCAGCCGTTGTAAGGACATCAACGGTATCTTTTAAAAATATTACCTCGTTAATTATTGAGGCTGTATCACCTTTAGAACTGAAAAAATCAGTTAAATTCGCCATTTGTTGTTTACTCCAAAAAAATTAGTTGTTGGTAATGTCGTTGTTTAATGAATGCGCCATCCTGCGGCATCTGAGTGATACTGAAACCGCACAGTGACGTTAAGTTTGTCTAGTACCAGTGTAGTATTTGCGGCTAAACCTTGAATCTTCTGACCAGTAGCAGGAGCTACGACAGTGTTAATAAAGTTACCCACAGTAATAAACACTTTAGAGCCACCGGCTGTACCAGTGGGTAGCGTCATCGTTTTTGCAGCAGCGGTCACAAGTACATGCTCGTTGTTTAAAAGCGTCTTATTTACGGCTGTCGTAGTGCCGGTCGGATATGCAACAGCATTGACAGCGGCAAGCTGAGTAGTACCGGCAGTGTTGACGTTGCCAACCTGTGTAGTGCCTTGTGTCGTTACAAGACCTACTTGTGTATCACCAGTGTTGATGATATCTGTCACAGTAGCTGTGACGTTTAGTGCCTCAAGTGTTTTACCAAGATAAACAAGGTCTTTGGGGTCTGATGTCGAGGCCGCCAAAGACTGTGCTTTGGTGTCGATAGCCGTTATCAGGGTGTTAAAGTTACTATTTTGTACTGCCATACGGCTATACTCCTAGGTTTAGTAAAGTTTCATCTTCAAGGTCGGTGATTTTTGCCGCAAGAGCGGGTGAGAGTGTTGCAGTTGTCACACTGCCTGTCGGTATCGTAGTACTACTAGAAATTGCAAAATTAGGATAAGTACCAGTGACTGTCGTTGTACCTCCCCCTGTTAGTACAACTGTTTGGTCGGGCGATGTGTTAGTGAACTCAGTACCTATTAACGATAGGCCAGTACCTCCTGTGTATGTCGTGTTTGTACTACCAATCGTAAAGTTTGGGTAAGTACCAGAAACACTCGCAGCACCAGAGCCTGTTATTACAACTGTTTGGTCAGCTTGAGAGGCTGTTGCATAGGCACTAGCATCTGTAGTCGCTGCCGTACCAAGCCCCAAGCTCGCTCTTGCGGTCGTTACATTAGCCAAGTCATTAAGATTATTTGCTGCGATCAATGCACCGGATAATGAGGCATACGCATTTAGCCAAGCAGTGCCGTCCCAGACTTTCATTGAATCCCCAACATCATCGTAGTACAGCGAACCTTCGACCAGTGATCCACCGCTATTATTTGCAGTGGGTACTGAAGACTTAGCTCCAAGATAAATGTTGTCAAAACCTGCGATATTCGCAATCACAGTGTCACGCGCTGACTCTGCCGCTGTTCGTGAGGTTGACGCAGTTGACGCACTAGCTGTCGCGCTATTCTGTGACGCTAATGCTTCAGCCGCTTTTGTAGCCGCTGTAGAAGCACTGTTTGCACTGGCTGTTACAGAGCCTGCACTAGCAGTCGCTGAGTTCGCTGAAGCTGTCGCTGAGTTCGCTGAAGCTGCGGCACTACTTGCACTGTTAGTCTCAGCAGTCTCTGCATTAGTCTCAGCAGTTTCCGCAGCAGCTTGGGCTGCAACCGCAGCATCTTTGGCAACTACGGATGCATTTTTAGCAACTACGGATGCATCTTTAGCGACCACACTGGCTGCTCTTGCAGTTTCACTATCGGCTGCTTTAGTTGTCGCTGTAGAGGCTGAACTAGATGCACTTGAAGCTGAAGACGCTGAGTTAGACTCAGAAGTTGAGGCTTCGGAGGCTTTAGTTGTCGCAGTGGCTGCACTAGCAACACTAGTAACTTTTGAGGCTTCACTAGCAGTCGCACTAGCGGCTGCGGCATTCTTAGAGACTAAGGCTGCTGCCTCTGCGGTTTCTAAATTTGTTTCCGCAGTTTCTGCCGCAGTTTTGGCGGCAACTGAGGCTACTCTGGAGGCTTCACTTGCGGTTGCGCTTGTCGCGGCAGTACTTTCTGAAGTTGCTGAGTTAGTCGCTGATGTCGCGGCTTCTGAGGCTTTTGTTGCAGCAGTCACGCTACTTGCTAAACTATTCACTGCACTATTAGCCGCAGCGTCTTGGGAGGCTTGAGCCGCTGTCTGTGACGCTGTTATGTCTGACTGTGCATTTACAGCGATTACTTTAGCCGCTTCTGAAGCTAAACGTGAAACTTCACTAGCTGCTGCTGAAGCTGTATTTGCCGCAGTATCTTGCGTAGCCGCTGATGCACTTGCTGCTGCCGCTGTGGCTGAAGTAGCTGCCTCTGTGGCTGAAGTTGCTGCATCTGAGACAGAGTTTTCTATTGCATTAGTAGCGGTGGGGGTGACCCCAGTACCACTGAAGAATGATGATTTTGCCATTTGTTAGGTATCCACTAGAGTCGGTAAGAAGGACGAATACTTTGGATAGAGCCAGTGAGTTCCTGATCATTCGCTTGCTCTTGTATTTCAGACATGAACGTCATGTACTTATTGTCAAAAACGCTAGAACGCTCATCTAAGTAGTAATCACTGGCGTAAGTGAGTGCCGCATACATAATTAAATCTGGGGCTATCTGAGCTAAGAGATTTTCTTCTGAGTCTGAAGTCATCTCGTCGAAAGACGCATAGTAATTCAATACTAAGCTACCACTTGACGGCTGTGGGTATAAAAGGAAACTACCACCTTCTCTTGTAAAATACTGAGGACTACCAGTTTCGTTGCCTTGGGAAAGCTCTTGCATCTCGCGCATCGGTAGGCGCGTCAAATCGCTGCTACCGTAGTAGATGTCTATCGCCTCCATAAAGTTACTTGGGAGAGCCACTTTAGTCGCTTGCGATGAAAAGTTATAAGTATGCTGAGTCTCCATCGACGGAACTCTAAGTGAGCGTTGGATACGTCCAATACCTTGATCAATGAAGGTATCAGCCAATGCATTGGTTATGTCTGAGCGATTCAATAACGCTTTGAAGTGAGTTCTGATACTTCCATAGTTCATGTTTTATACCTGTTTTTTCGTTGTGATAAAGGCATTGAGGTCTTGTTGCTTAAGGCGCATTAAGATGGCCTTTGGAGTCTCATTCATCATGTCGAATCCTTCACGTAGCCACTGCTCATGTACCTGTACTGGGACTGAGGCAACTCGCATAAACTCACCTTCCTTTTGATTAAGGGAGTTCTCTCGTTGGTATCGTATATCGTCTATAAATGACTGAGGTATGTGCTGTGAGTGTTGGATAGTGAAATTGTTTTCATCGTTATCCATCAGCACTCTATTTTGTATATCGTGGAATTTAGTATCTTTTTCAATATTTGACATTAGCTGCTCCTTAAAAAATAAAAAGGGGGTGAAGCCAAAGATAAGTTAAGGAGAGCAAAACCCTTATCTCTAGCAACACCCCCTAGTTTCTAACTAGGACTTATGGAAGCCCTATTGGACTCAAGAAAGTCCAGTGATCATGCCGCTATCTG